TTGCCCTGCGCGACCTCGTGCTCGCCGACCTGGTGCCCGCGGGCTGCGAGGTCGAGGCGGGAGTGCAGGAAGACGACGAAGCTGCCGACCTCGGGAGACGTGACACCCTGGCCGGACGACCAGGTCGTGTACTCGGTGGCCGCGTCGACGCGGTAGACGCTGGCGTGCGTGTAGGTGCGAGTGCTGGCCTTGGTGTGGGCCTCGCCGTCGACCTCGTAGCGCAGCTTGCCGTTGCGGAGGGTGGCGCGGGTGACCGTGACGCTGGTGGTGTTCTGCATGTCGGCTCCTGATGGTCGGTGGTCGAGTCCGTCGCTCGACCTCATGAGAAGAACGGTACCCCGTCAAGGTACCACCTGTCTAGCCCGCTAGCGAGATAGACAGCAGCTCGCCCCGCCACCAGGGGGCTGGTGACGGGGCGAGCGGTCGAGGGGATCGGTCAGCGCCAACGCGACGGCGGCACCACCGACCCGAACGGGTTGTCGTACGTGCAGCCCGACGGGCTGACGCACAGGGACCGGCCCGACGACTTCGAGACGGTGCCGGCGTCGGCGACGGCAGCCACGCCGAGCGACAGCGCGACAGCCGACGAGACGGCGGCGACGGTGCGGACGAGACGGTTCACGGTGGTGCTCCTTCGGTTGGGTGTGGTGGTGCGATGTGTCCTGCCCTGTGTGTCCCGGGGGGCGGGCCACAGGGCAGGGGTCTAGGGGATGATCGTCCGGCCTCGGGTGGTCAGCACGACGGGGCGGCCGCGGAGCCTCTTCCAGCGGTCGTGCCAGATGGTGCGGTTGCTGAATGCGGGGATATCCTGGGCGGGCTCGTGGGGGGCCCACAGGATCAGTTCCTCGTCGTACAGCTCCCAGACGGTGCGGGCGTTGGCGCTGTGCACGTAGGTGCGGCCGGCCGGTGAGTGCGGGTTGGTGATGATGACGCCGTACCGCTGGCCGGGCTCGTCGATAAGCAGGATCTCGCCGGCGGGTGCGCTGGCCTGTAGGAGGTCGAGCAGGTTGACGGCGGTCTTGCTGATGGCGATTGGCGCGCTCATGGTCAGGCGGCCGTTTCGGTGCCGGGGTAGGTCGACGTGCGGGTGCCGTCGGACCACTCGGTGTCGACCCGGTAGATGTGGCCGGTGCCGGGGCCGCCGGCGGTGTCGAGGCGGCGGTCGGTGACGCGGACGATGGTTCGCTCGTCGGTGAGGCGGGCGGCGTCGCGGGCGATGGCGGCGGCTCGGTCGGCCTGGCCTTCGCGGTGGCCTTGGGTCATCTTGTACGACGCGTTGGCGGGCAGGTCGCGGCCGGCGTAGCCGAGGGCGTGGCCCTGGGCGTGGTGCATGTCGAGGATCTGCCGGCGGGTGAGGCGGGGCTTGCGGTAGCGGCCGCGGGGGCGCTGGCTCATGGTGTGCTCCTGATGGTGTCGGGGCGGCCGCGGGGCCGTCAGTCCCCGGTGCCGTTCTCGTGCTCCGACGGTAACCTGTGGGGGTACCGGTCGTCAAGCTTTCTCGACAGCTAGCCCGCAAGCTAGCTGGCAGGCCGGGCGATTGTGTTGTCGTGAGATATCCGCCTATGATCAACGTTCCAATTCACATCGAATGTCAGTCGATGAGCGAGGGCCCGCCCGGCGTGCAACCCGGGCGGGCCCTCGTGCGTGGCGGGTCAGGTGATGTCGGTGGTGGTCACGTAGGTCATGGTGGCGGCGTCGGTGACGACGTCGCTGGTTTCGACGCCGCGGTCGCCGTGGTGGAAGATCCGGGTCAGGTTCATGACGGCGCCGGCGACGGGGAGGTCGAGTAGGGCGCGCTCGTCCTCGGTGGCGAGGCGGGCGCGGACGTACTCGGTGACGCTGGTGGCGGGGACGCCGAGGTCGTGTAGTTCGTCGATGGTGCCGCCGCGCCATGGTTGGGCGGCTGGGTCGGCGACGTCGGTCCCTTCGGCGAGGGCGTGGTCGATCCAGCCGACGCGTAGCCGGCGGGACAGGCCGGGTGCCTCTTCGATGAATTCGCGGCGCAGCGCCGGCGCGCCGGTGGGCATGCCGAGGCGGGAGGCGACGATGTGTGGGGCGGCTTCGACGCTGTAGCGGACGACGGTCAGCTCGTGCTGGTCCCAGTCGATGCCGTCGTCGGGCATGCGTTCGCCGCGGTCGTCGTCGCCGCGGCGTAGCCGGGCGGCGGCGTCGAGCTGGTGCCAGCGGGCGGCGGCGACGTCGTACCGGACGATGCGGGGTGCGACTCGGGCGACGACGCCGCGGGCGGTGACGATGTGGCCGCGGGCGGCGAGGAAGTCGAGTGCGCTCGTGACGGTGGTGATCGTGACGCCGGTCTGCTGGTGCAGCTCGCGTTTGCTGGGCAGCGGGTCGCCTGGTGCGAGGCGGCCGTCGTCGATCGCGGCGACGATGGCGTCGGCGATCTGCCGGTACTGCGGCCGCGCGCGGTGCGGGTCGACGGTGTCGGCGGCGAGTAGCTGACTCATGGGCGCATGATACCGGCAGGGCCTTGACTTAACCACATATGTGGTTACCCTCGTGATCAACGCCGGTCCGCACGTGACCCACCCCACAGCATCACCCCGATCCGTGCGGGCCGGCGCCTCAATCTCCCCGTCGAGGAGTTGGCCGTGTACATGAGGCATCACGTTCCGACGTTGGGCCCGGTGGCGTGGTCGACCGCGGAAGTCGACGACTACGCGGCCGAGCTGCTGCGGACGCATAGGCCGGTCCGGCGGGGGGCTGGGGGTTGGCTGTTGAGGCGCCGCCCGCTCGTTTGTGGCCGCTGCGGCGGCCTGTGGGCGTGCCCTGACGCGATGTGGGCGCTCGGGTGGATGACGTCGCTCGACCGGACATTGGCGCTGGACCGTGAGTAACGGTCGAGGTCACCCCATTGTGGTTGAAACGGGTCCGGGTGACCTGGTGCTGCTGCTAGCGTTCGGCCCCGTTCTGGTCATCCTGGTCGCGCTGCTGGTGATGGTGGCGTGGCGGGATCTGGACAGCCGTCGGCGACCGGGTCGACGGTGATGTGGGGGCGCCGGGTTGGGTGCGCTCCGCCCGGCGTCTCCGCTGGTTACTCTGCGACGTCGGTCGCGATGGGTAGGCCGGCCGCGCGGCGGCCGCGGGTGTAGCCGTCGAGCCACGCGTACAGCGCGACGGGACGGTCCCGCTCGTACGGGCAGTCGGTGACGGGGCCGCCCATGACGCCGACGTCGTACCCGGATCGGGCGGCGCGCAGCGCGAGCCCGCGGGGCCCGTACTGGCCGGCCTCGACCGCGGTCGACGTCATCAGTCCGTCCTCCGGTTGCGGATGGTGTCGCCGCCGCGGTCGATCTGCCCGCGTCGGCGCCGCCGGTCCCGGTCGCGTCGGCGCTGGGCCCGCGCGTCTGGGTCCTCCTCGTATCGTGCCATCGCCTCGTCGCGGGCGCGAGCTGCTGCCTCGGCTCGCTGGCGCATGGTGGCGTTGTCGACGCCGGCGCCGAGGGCGTACTCGGCGAACGACAGGCGCGGGTTGTCGACCCACCAGCGCCACAGGTCTTCGGACGCGTAGTAGAGGGCACGGTCGATGGGGCCGGTCAGTAGCGACAGGAGCGTGATGCCCTGGTCGGTGGCCTCGACGGCGCGGGCCCGGGAGATGTGCGAGGCGCCGCGCAGGTACCGCTCTATTTCCAGCGACGTCCGCATGGTGTGGTTGTCCCACTCGTCGCGGACTCTGTCGATCGCGCGGCTGGCCCGGGCCGGCTCGGTGCCGCCGGCGAGGACGCCGCCGGTGGCGTTCATGTGTTCCTCGTAGGCGGCGCGGATGGCGGCGATCTCGTCGTCGGTGGGTGCCGTGTCGTCGAGCCCGATCGGGGCGTCCCAGTCGTCGTCTGGCGCCCGGTACAGGTCGGCGTCGGTGGGCACGAGGGCCTGCTCGTCGACCTCGGTGAGGGGCTGCGCGCCGGCGCGGCGGTCCAGCTCGTCGCCGTACCGTTCGGCGGTGTCGAAGTCGCCGCGGCTGGTGGCGGCGTGCAGGGCGGCTTCGAGGGTGTCGTCGTCCATGCCGTCGAGGTCGTTGACGTCGACGGCCGGTTCGGGCGCTGGTGGCGGGTTGACGGGGCCGCGTGGGGTGCGGTCGGTCGGGATGGCCGGCGGGGGCCGGTCGCCGGGGTCGTCGAGGGTTGGCGGCGACTCGGTGCCCCACACGAGCACGAGCGTTCCGCGGCAGCGGCCGCCGCCGGCGCAGGCGACGTAGCCGCCCATGTCGGGGTAGTCGACCAGCGCGGCCGCGAGGTCGGTGTAGGTGCGGCCGTCGACGTCGCCGCAGGGGCGGCAGGTGTCGCGGTCCATCAGTTCGGACGCGTAGACCTCGCGCGGCTCGGGCATGGTGGCGGCGGCTTGGGCGCGGCCGGCGCCGTGGGCGCGGTTCGCGGCCTGGCGGGCGACGTCGGCGGTGCCGGCGTCGCTGGCGGACTCGGCGGCGGTGATAACGGCGTCGACGACGTCTATCGGGTCGGCGTCGCTGGCGGCGCGTGCGGCGGCACGCTCGGCGACGGTGAGGAGTCGGGCGACGGGCTGGGCTGCGACTCGGCGGGCTTCGCTGTGCGCGATGCCGCGGGCTTGGTCGCTGACGGGGTCGTCGTCGCCGGTGGGCGGCGGGGCGGGCTGGCGGGCCTGGCGGGCGTTCTCGGCGGCCAGGCCGCGGGCGCCGTTGCGGGACAGGTTCAGTAGGTCGGCCTCGATGGTGGCGGCCGCGTCGTCGACGGCGCGGGCGACACCGGGCAGGACGGCGCCGCTGGACGGGTCGGCGAGGGCGCGTATGCGGTCCAGGATGGTCAGCGGGCTACCGGTGGTGGCTAGCTCGGTTAGGTCGTTGGCTAGGGCGTCGAGCAGTTGGTCGCGGACGCCGGCGGCGTGGCGGTAGACGCGGCCGCCGGCGCCGGCGATGGCGCGTTCGAGGTCGCCGAAGCGGACGTGCGCGGTGACCTCGTGCCGGTGCAGCGGGCGGCGGGCGCCGGGCACGGACCAGCCGGCGGCAACCTCGGCGCGGATCAGCTCGTCGCGCAGCTCGTCGACGACGGTGTCGGCGGCCAGGCGGGCGACACCGTCGCATAGGTCACACACGGGCCGCCCGCAGGGCTTCGATGCGCTCGACCAGCTCGCGGGCCTCGGCGAGACTCACGTGCGCGGTGGCGGCGATCTGCTCGGGGTCGAGTTGCGGCGGGACGGGACCGGCGGCCGCGGGGGCGTCGCCCTCGACGGGCAGCTCGTCGACGCTGTCGTCGCCCGGCTCCGGGGCGGGGGGCGGGGCCGGCTTCTCGGGTGCGGGGCCCTTCATGCCGATGAGCTGGCGGGCCTCTTCGGGGCTGATGATGTACGCGTCGACGAGGGCCGGTAGGCCGACGTCGGCGAACGGGGACGACTTCGCGGCGGCGTCGTCGTCGTTGACCTTTTCCATGGGGGGGAGGCTGTAGCGGCGCCGCACGTCCGCTTCGAGGGTGGCGTCGGGGGTGATGAGGCCGGCCTCTTTGAGCAGCTTCAACGCCTCGGCGGTGGGGGTGGACTCGGCCGAGATCTCGTCGGGGACGAGGGACGGGTAGGGCTCGTCGGCGCCGAAGTTGATGGCGACGAACTCGGCGATGGCGCCGCGGGTGCCGTCGTCTCCGTCGGTGGTGATCTCGCCGGCCCACTCGCACGTGTACCGCAGCGACATGACGAAGTAGTCGACGAACGTCTCGCCGAGCGCGCGGGCGCCGTTGTCGTGGCCGAGGTTCATGAACATCGCCAGGGCGGACTTCGACATGGCGCGGTCGTGGTACTCGACGAGCGGCAGCTCGTCTTTCGTGGTGCCCGTCACGCCGAGCAGTTCGACCCGGCCGGCGCCATCGGGGATGGCAATGCCGGCGGTGGCGCCGGCGCGGGCCTGCGTGGCGATCGCTAGGGCCTCGTCCTTGCCCATCTTGTCGGTGTAGTAGACGACGGGCAGCCCCATGCCGGTGCGCTCGACGGCCTGAGCGCCGGTGCGCAGCAGGGCGTCTTTGATCAGCCAGTTCTTGTACGACTGGCGCAGCAGGGACCGGCCCGTCCAATCGGCGCCCTCACGCTCGAAGGAGTAATAGGCGAGGTTGGCGGCGTCGATGAACGTCGGGGTCGCGTCGCCGGGGTCGCCGATGCTGGACGAGCGGGCGTACTTGACGGCGGGGTCGCGTAGGCCGACGTCGTCGCCGAGGGGCGCTTGCACGACGCCGGCGAGGGCGCCGCCGCGGGTGACCCGGATCTCTTCCATGGTGCGGGGGTGACGGATCGCGAGCTTGGCCAGGTGAACGAGGTCGTTGCCGTACCGCGGGGTCTGCCCGGGGTGGGGGCGGCCGTACTCGAACACCTTCTCGAACGGCATGAACCCGAACACCATCGACAGCAGCAGGTCGGACAGGTGGCGTTTCCACACGATGGCGCCGGGCCGGCGGCGGGGCGTGTTGCCCTCGTCGTCGGGTATCCCGAACTCGATGCGGACGGCCTCCATGACGTCGGAGGCGACGTCCTTCCCGACCAGGTGCCAGCCGGTGCGCAGCATCGGCAGGCAGATCGCGCGGAGCAGGCCGCCGATCTGGCTCTCGCTGTCGCGCATCCGGTCGTAGATCGGGAGGTTGTGCGGGAACACCAGTTCCGGCGTCGCCTCGTAGCCGAGGGCCTGATAGCCGTCACCGGCGTACGGCGACCACGATCGGATGTGTCCGCCGGGCTGGCCGAGTTCGCGGCCGATGTTGGGAGTGTCCGCCATGGTCGTCACCGTGCCTGTCCTGGTCGGGGTGAGGTTGGAGGCGGCCGGTGTCGCGGCCTCAAGGGAACATCGCGACACCGGCCGGGCCCGGGGTTAGGCCGGCACAGGTGCCGGCGTGCCCGTGATGAGCCGGGCGAGCAGCGCGCCGAGCTGGCGGTCGCACTCGGCGCGCTTGGCGTCGAGGAACGCGGCGGGCGGGCCGTACAGCGGGCGGTCACCGAGGAACCGCTCGACGCCGGCAGAGCCGTCCTCGATGGCGGCCAGATCCTCGGCGAGGTCGCGGAGGTCGGACGCCTGATCCCTGGTCGCGTTGATGCGGAGGATGCCGAGGTCGGCGACCAGTTCGAGCAGGGACTCGCCGCGGGCGAGGTTCAGTGCGACGGCGGTGAGGATGGCGTCGCGGACCTCGGGGCGGTAGTCGCTGGGCATGAGCACGGTGCGTCTCCTGATGGTTGGTCCGGGTGGTCGTTGCCGTCACGCTGGCCACGCGGGGTGGTGGTGGGTGGGAGGTCGCCGGTGTCAGAACAGGGCGACGGTGCCGGCCGGGTCGGCCGGTGGGACGAGGGCGAGCTGCTGGTCGGTAGCGGCGGCGTCGAAGTCGCGGCGGCCGAACGGCAGCCACGGGCGCGGCGTCGTCGGCGTGGCGATGAGGTCGTCGACGTCGGCGCCGGCGCGGAGCCGGTAGGCGGTGGCCTCGGGGGCGGTGACGGTGGCGGTCATCGGTCGCCACCGTTCATCAGCTTGTCCAGCTCGGCCCGCCGCGCCGCCTGCTGTTCGCGCTGCCGGGCGTGGATGCCGCAGCGGCCGTCGCGCTTCACCGGCCGCCCGCACGTGACGAACTGCCAGTCGGGGCGCTCGCGGTAGTAGACCTCGGCGCATGTGGCGGGGGCGGTGGTGTTCTGCATGTCGTCCTCCTGGTGGCTGGTGCCGGCGGCCGCGGTGGGCGGCCGCCGGCGGGCGGGTCAGACGCGGCGCAGGACGCGGATAACGCGGTCGGCCGGGTGGATGAGGGTCTTGCCGCCGTCGCTGTTGAAGACGTGGAGGTTGCCGGCGGCGTCGGCGACGTACCGCGACCGCTTGAGGTGTTCGCGGCGGCTCCCGCGCGGGATGCCGAACGACTCCCAGATGACGCCCTCGGTGGCCTCGGCGGCGATCTCGCCGGCGCGGAAGGCGAACACCTTGTGACCGGCCGGGACGCCGTCGATGGTGTGCCGGCCGGTGTAGGTGTCGCGGGCGATGTAGTTGGGGGCGGCGGTGGTGTTCGTCATGAACAGAACGGTACCTTGACGGGGTACCACTTGTCTAGCCCTCTCGCGAGATAGCTAGCTAGCGGGCTCGCCGTCTCGACGGCCGCCGGCGTGGCTCGTGGTCGGGGTCGCACGCGGGGTGCTCGGGGCGGCCGTTGACGAGCGGCACGACCGGGTCGACCGGGGTCCGGCAGGCGTGGCAGCGCGGCCACCCGGACGTGTCGGCCGCGGTCGGGCGGGCGTAGATCGGGCGCAGGTCGGCGAGGGTGGTGCCGGGCGGCGGCGTGGGTGGGGTGTTCCGGTGCTCGGGGCAGTAGTAGCCGCCGGGCGCCGGGCGCCAGCAGTAGCCGTCGCTGGTGGCGTCCCAGCACCAGCCGATGCCCGGGGGGAGTTGCTGCGACCGGCTGGTCGGGTACGCAGGGCCGGCCGGGGCTGGCGCCTCGACCGCGGCCGGGGCCGCCGGCTCGGCGTCGATGAGTAGGTCGGCGACGGCGTACCACGTGTCGTCGCTGGCGGTGTTGACGCCGGCGTCGCGGCAGACGGCGCGCTGCCGGGCCGCGGGGGCGGCGACGATCTCGGGGCCGATGCTGTTGGTCTGGCAGTAGGCGGCGAGGGCGGCGGCCTTGGCGGCGCGGTTGCGTCGGGCCTGCTCGGTGTGGGCGAAGTCGACTGGTGCGGTCACGTGGGTTCCTCCTGATGGTGCGGTCGGGCCGTCATCCCAACCGGTACCTTGTCAGGGTACCAGATTGAGCGGGGGTGGCGAGCAGCCGTGTACGCTCTAGTCAAGGCCGCACGCTTCTCCTGATGGGGGCGTGGCAGGCCGGCGGGACACCCCCGGATTGCCTCCCGAGCGCCCGTCAGCGCGGAGGATTCACAGGCGCCGGCCGGGTGTCCCGTTCGCATGTCAGAACCCGGCCGTGGTGAGGTCGGCCGCCGCGGCGGCGACGTCGCCGGTGTGGGCGCCGACCAGCTCGCGGCCTGGTGGGGGCGCGGTGGAGCGGTGCGGGCCGGCGCCTTCCAGCTCCATCAGCAGGTACCGCAGCGCGTCGTAGGCGTGGTCTTCGGCTTTGGTGTCGACGTCTTCGGGGTCGCGGGTCGACCGGCCGAGCGCGGGCAGGGTGCGGATGAGGTTGACGCACGTCGAGTAGACGAGCAGCCGCGGTAGGCCGTCGGGCCGGACGATGAGTTTGTCGTCGACTAGGGCGACGCCGGCGCGGCGGTCGTTGCGGGCCTTCACGACGTGCGTCCCGAACTTGCTGGTGTAGCTGTGCGCGATCGACCCGATGGGCGGGGCGTCGGGGTCGACGACGGGGGCGACGGCCTTGCCGGCGGCGTGGGGGTTGCGGGCCCATGTCGACGGGTCGAGGGCGAGCGGGACCGGGCGGGCACGCTCGTCGGCGGTTTCGGCGTCGGCGATGGCGGCGGCCTGCTTGCGTGGGGTGAGGCCGGCCTCGTACAGCTCGCGGTAGACGACGACGAGGCCGTCGCCGAGCCGCGCACCCCACAGGGCGGCGAACGGGGCGTCGAGGCCGTAGTCGACGCCGATCGCGCGGACGGTGCCGCCGAACGTGATCGGCAGCTCGTGCGGTTCGATGACGTGGATGTCGCGGCGCCAGCGGGAGAACCGGGCACCTTCGAGGACGTCCCAATCGCCGTCGCGGAGCGCGCGCCGCAGCATCTCGTCGAGCCCGTTGAGGCGGTTGACATAGGAGCCGTCGATGTGCGGGTTGTCGGTCACCCGGGCGGGGATGAACGCGCGGGTGCCGGGCTGTGGGTCTTCGAGGGTTGCGACGGGTCGCCACACCTGGCCGGGGCTGGCCGGGTCGATCCACCGGGCCTTGACCCAGTGGTGGCCGGGGCCGCCTGGGTTGGCGGCCGACATCACGCGGGGCCGCAGCCCGAGTGCGGCCATTCGGTCGCGGACGTCGCCGCCGGCGCGCAGCCGCGACAGCAGGTACCGGTACTGCGACTCGGTGAACTGCGTCAACTCGTCAAACGCGATGAACTGGTACTCGGCGCCCTGGTATTTCAGCACGTCGTTTTCGCGGCTGAGGTGGGCGAGTTCGATCGTTGAGCCGTTGCGGAATGTCCACCGGTGGGCGGTGGCGTGCCATGTGGCGACGCTGCTGGGTAGGTACTTCAGCAGCCGCGGGATCAGCGACCGGTCGAGGTCGGGGAACGTGCGGCGGAAGATCACGGATGCGCTGCCGGGCACGAGCAGCGCGAAGTGCACGGCGGTCGCGAGCAGCATTTCGGACTTGCCGCCGCCGGCGGCGCCGCCGTACAGCATCTCGTCGACGCCGCAGTCGTGGGCGCGCTGCTGTGCTTCGGTGGGCGTGTAGGGGTAGCGCCAGCGGGGCGGCTCGGCGGCGCCGCCCTCGGTCACGGGTCCAGCTCGACGGCTTCGTCGTCGGACTTGCCCATGTCCGGGATCATCCCCGGCATGATCTCGATGATCAGGGGGTTTCCGCCGGCGCCGGTGACCTCGGTCTTGGTGGGCATGTCGAGGCCGAGCAGCTTCGCCCGGCGCACCATGATCCGCAGGATGCCGGTGAGGGCCTTGTCGTCGCCGAGCGCTGGCTCGAACCGTAGGGCCTTGTCCCAGATGGCTTGCTGTAACTCGTCGAGGCGCTGCGCTTCGAGTATGCGCAGCTCGTCGACGTTCTCGACGATGACGCGTTTCAGGGCGCGCTCGACGGCCTTACGGGCGCCGGACCGGTCGGCGTACCCGACCAAGATCGCGATGTCGTCGTAGGTCTTGCCCTCGCGGCGGTACCGCAGGCACTGGGCCTCGCGGTCGACCTGGTCCGGGTCGGGGCTGTTCTTGGTCACGGATCACCGGCCCGGGTGGTCAGGCCGGCAGCGCGCCGCCGGCGCGGCGTGCGGCGATGGTGAGGGCCCGGTCGACGGCTGACGCGATGATGCCGGCGCGGCGCTCGCGGCTGATCCGGGTGAGGGCGGCGCGGCCGGTGCTGCCGAACGGGTCGACCGGGTCGGCCGCCTTGGCGAGCGCGGACGGCCAGCCGGCAGCGGAGACGCGGGGGAGGGTGCGGGCGAGCGGCCGGTCGGTGGCGGCGTAGACGGTCGGGGCGGCGTCGAGGTTCGCGCGGTCGGAGGGGCGGGGGGTTCGGCCGGTGCGGTGGGTGAGCATGGCGGCTTCGGCGTCGTCGGCTCGGCGGGCGGGGCCCTCGGGCGACGGCGGCGACGGTGGCATCGCGGCGCGGGTCTCCGTGGAGATCTCGTCGGGGTCGGCCTGGATGACGCCGGCGCGGCGCAGCTCGTCGGCTGCCTCGGCCAGGGCGTAGCGGCGGCCGAGTGAGCTGGACTGCGGGTCGTCGGGTGGCAGGACGGCGGCGGCCTCGCGGGACGCCGCTTCGAGGTACATCTCGATCGAGCGGGCGACGACGGCCGGCTCGTCGCGGTAGAGCGCGGCGGCGCCGAGCTGGATAGTGCCGGCGCCGCGGCAGACCGGACAGTGGTCGTCGACGAGGGCGGCGTAGCGGCGGGTGCACGCTGGGCAGAGACGAGAGGGCATGTTCGTGCTCCGTGGAGGTGTCCGGGATGTGAGAGTCCTGCCACGGAGACTACGTGCTAGCAGACTGGCTCGCCAGCTAGCCAGCGGGCTAGCTGGCTGGCTATCCCGCCCGGCCGCTGGGCAGGCGACCGGGCGGGGTTGAAACGTCTCGGGCGTGTCGTCAGGCCGGGGGGCGTTTCGGCGTGCAGGTGATCTTGACGTCGAGGCCGTAGAGGTCGGCGACCTCGGCCAGCTTCGACAGCGACACGTTGTACTCGCCGCGCTCGTACCGGCGCATCGTCACGTGCGTTACGCCGAACTGGCTGGCCAGCGCGCGGAGGGATAGCCCGGCTGCCTCGCGCGCCTGTCTGAGCTGCTGCCCGACGTCGGCGGCGAGCGCCGATCGGGGCTTCGGCGGGTCTGTGGTCATGTGCGCTCCTGGTTGTCGTCGGTGCCGTCCAGCGGGCCGAACACGATGGCGTCGTCGACGTCGTCGAGGTCGTCCTCGTCGACGGCCGGGCCGAGCGCGCGTGCCGCGTCCTCGTCGCTGAGGGCATCGGCGACCGGGGTGCGCGCAGGGTCCGGGGCGTCTTGGTCGCTGGGTGGTGCTGTGCTGCTACACAGTGCCAGCGTTCCGGCCGTAATGGCATCAGCGATGCGGTCGAGTTCTTCGGCGTCGGCGAGCGCGTTGGCGATCCGGACGGCCGCGGATCGTGGGTCTTTCGGTGCGGTGGCGCGCAGGGTGGCGGCGGCTTTGGCGGCGGCGCGGCGGCCTGTTCTGGCGGCGTCGCGGAGCGCCTGGGCGACGAGGGCGGTGTCGGCGGCGGCGGTCACCGCTGCGCCTCGTCGGGGTCTCCGAGTCCGAGCCGCTGCTCGTCGCCCGCGGGGTCGTTGCGCCACCAGGGGTCGTGCTCGTCGAGCCACGCCTCGGCCGTGGCCTTGTTCAGCGGCTCGCGCAGCATGCGGCGCGCCTCAACCTCGGGTGTGGTGGCGCCGCCCTGGACGTTGGTCGCGTGCGCGACGGCGTGCTCGATGGACTTCCACGACCCGTCGGTGTTGAAGAACGCCGGGTCGACGACGTTCGGGGCGTCGGTCGTGGTGGTGTCGTCGCGCGGCTCGTCGACAGGCTCGGCGAGCGCGGCCTCGATCGCGTCGGCCTTGGCGTCCTTGTCGACGGCGACGGTCAGGTGCGGGTTGGACGGCTTGCCGCCGAGGCCGGGCACGATGACGCCGAGCTTGCGGTCGGCGGCGTAGTACCGGGTCTCCCCCTCGGGTGCGGCCGGGTCTTTCTCGACGACCAGTTCGCCGAGGTACTTCCCCTGGAACGCCTCGCGCACGGTGGCGTCGCTCTCCTCGACCGGCACGCCGGCGAAGTCGAGCGCTTCGAGCGCGGCCGGGAGCTGGTCGGCCGGCACGGTGATCGTGGCGACGACCTCGGTCGGCCACTGTTCGGCGACGAACGACGCGAACTCGGCGCGGTCGCTGACGACGGCCTTTGGGTCGAGATCGGCGCCGTCGAGGCGGATCGTGCCGAGTCCGCGGATCTTGTACGACGGTGCGGCGCCGGTTGCCTGCCATTCGGCGCGGGCGCGCTCGTCGATGCGGGCGCGTAGCCGGTCGATCCTGGCTTTGGTCGCGTGCTGCTGGGCGGTGAGCCGCAGAACCTCGGCGAGGTCGGCAGCGTTGCTGCTGGTCATGTCTGGCGTGCCTCTCTGATGGGGGCGGCGGGCGCCGGCCGCCACCGACGGTGTAACCCTGTCAGGGTAACAGACGGCTAGCGGTCTAGCTAGCTCGCTGGGCAGCGTGCAAGCTGGCACGCTGGCGTGCGAGCGGGATGGTTGAGCCGGCGACGTCGTAGGCCGAGCGGACGTGCCGCAGCTTGCCGCCCTTGCCGATGCGGTTGAGGCCGAGGGCGCGCTCGCGGTCGGACACCAGGACGAGCGGGTACGCCGACAGGGGCGACGAACCGTTGCGGCCGGGCGGGACGCGGACGAGGTTCGGCCACACGGCGAGCAGGTGCCCGAGCACGAGGCCGGCGGCGATGACCGCAGCGGGGTTGATCTTCGAGTCGCCGTCGCGCCGGCGGACGTGGGGGTTGGGGGCGACGACGGACTCGGCGCCGACGTGCTCGACGGCGTGCTCGTGGACGAGCTGGCGGGCGGTCTCGGCGATGGCGCCGAGGTAGATCGGGCCGACGCCGACGCCGCGGGTGCCGTCGTCGGCGTCCTCGTCACGGTCGCGGTGCACGGTGACGTGCGCCAGGACGTCAAGGCCGCAGCGGACGACGAGACCGGTGTCGACGCTGCCGGGATCGATGCCGAGGACGTGCGGCGCTGTGCGGCCCGTAGACGGGTTCACTCGGTGCCTCCGGTGGTCGCGGCCGCCGGCGCGGCGCCGGGCTGGCTGGGGCGGCGCGTGGCGCCGTTGGCGCCGCTCTTTCGGATCGCCGAGCGTGCACGTTCGGCGCCAACCTGGGCCGGGATGGCGTCTCGCCGGTGAGCGAACAGTTCGTCGAGCTGCTGGCGGGACGCCTCGCGGTCGCGCTGCGACCGGCGGTGAAGCTCGGCGGCCTCGAACGCCTCGCGCTGGTCGCCGCAGCGACGGCACGCCGGCGCGTCGAGGGACAGCCGGTGCGCGGGGCACGTCGGATAGAGCGGCCCGAACTGGTCGCGCTCGGTTGCCCGGCCGGCCGCGCCAGCGGCCGGCAACGGGCCCGCCGCCGACGTCGGAACTTCGGGGGGGTTTGCGCTCGCGTGCGCGGAACGGTGAGTTTCTACACCCTGGGTGACCACAGGTGGGTTAGTGGACGGTTCGGGTGACACCAGTGTCACCCCTTGCGTGTCGTCGGTGTCACCCCTGGTCGGGTGAGGGGTGACAGATTGACGCCCCTCGTTTCTGGCAGGGGTGACAGACTGTCGCCCCTGCTGAGCTGCGCGTTTGCTCTTGCTGGGGGGCGGGTCGTCGCGGCGGCGCGTCATGTCGAGTTCGTAGACGATGGGCGCGTACCGGCCGTACACGGCGGCTGGCGACTGGTCCTCGGCGCGGCTGATGACGCCGGCGGCTTCGAGGTCGCGCAACGTCCGTTGCACGGTCCGCTCGGACACGCGGGTGCGGTACGCGATCGTCGCGACGGACGGGAACGCGCCGCGGCCGTCGTCCCACGCGTTGTCGGCGAGGGCGACGAGCACGAACGCTTCGGTGGGGTTGCTGACTGGCGCGTCGTTGAGTGCCCACAGCATCGCGGCGAGACTCATGCGGTCACCGCCTCGGCGTGGCGTGGCGCGGGCATGCTGACGCGGGCAAGGTGTTGCTCTACCATGGGTGTTGCTGCCTCTCGTGCTTAGCGGTCGGAGGTGGTCAGCCCGCGGCGGCGGTCACCGCGCGTCGGGCCTTAGCGTTAGGCGCCCGGTCCCGGACAGGACCGGGCGCCTCGCTCTGTGTGGAGTTGATCGACGTCACGCTAGCCCCGGCCGTGACGGGCTCGACGGAGGCGCGCCGTTTGCGGTCGGCGTCGACGAGGGCGAGCACGTAGACCGACGTGGGTATGCCGAGGTCGGCGGCCTGCTCGTGCACCTGCTGCCGCTCCTCCGTGCTCATGCGGAGGAAGAGTCCGGCCGATTGGCTGGCCGGGCGTGGCGCCCGCCGGTCGGTTCGCCGGTGGGAGGTTTGGGCGGTCTGTTCGCTGGGCATGGTGCCAGGGATAGCCCGCAGGTATGAGGCGTTGGTGGACGCGGCTCGTGTCGCGTCGATCGGGGCGAAGCGGGCAATGCCCGAGCTTCGGGCCGGTAGGTTGGGCATCGACTGTGTCCTGTTCCGTGATGTGAGAGTCCCGGGGGAAGCGGTGCGGTCGATCCGTGGGGCGCGCTGGTGTAGGAGCCAGCGCGCCCCCAAGTTTTCCTTGGGTGTTACACCTGGTCATGGCGCGGTTCGGGGTGGTCACAACCAGTGACGCTTGTCGCTACGCAGGGTAGCCCGACGGGGTACCACCCCGGTAGAGCAGAGCCCGCATAGTCGGGGCCGGACAGGCGAGCTGTTCCGCCCTGACAGCGCCCTGACACCGGTTACAGCACGCCTCCGCTTTGGATCTACGTTGACGTGCTGTAACGCCGTCACGACGGCACCGGCTCCGACGGGGCGTCCTCGCGGGGGAGCGCGGCCTGCCGACTCATGATCAGCCTGCCGATTGTGACCAGTCCGTTATCGGGGGTCTCGACCTCGACGCCGCGGATGTCCAGCTCGCCCGACTTGCGCCACGCGTCGCGGTAGTCCTCGACGTTCTGCGCCTGGCTCAGCTCGGCCATGAACGCGATGACGACCGGCGGGTACGTGCGGCTGCCGTCGTCGTCCTGTGCGGGCTCCTGCTGCGCGCTGCTGGCGGCGCTGGCGGCCGCGGGGGCGGGCTCGCGGTAGAAGCGTTCAGCGCGCCGTTGCTGCGGCTCCTGCGGCGCAGGGGCGGCCTGCTCAGCCGGCGCCGCCGGCGGCGCCTCGCGGGGGTCGATCGCGGAGTGCTGCCGGGGCGCGGTCGCGTCGGGCGCGTCGAGCCCGAGCCGGCGCCACAGGGCGTCGACGGTGAAGTTCTCGAACGGCTTCCGCTCGCCGACCGGGACGTCGTACTTGACCGACCGGACGCCGGTGACGAACGCCTCGCCGCGGCGCGGGATCTGCACGACGACGCCGACGTCGAACGGCAACGACTTCTCGGTTTTGATCTTCAACTCTTTCGCCGTCGACGGCTGCCCGTTCACCATGACGGTGACCTCTTCGAGCCGGGCCGTGATGATGCTGGGCCCGTCGTGGCCGCGGAGCGCGTCGACGAAGTGCGCCCACCGCTGCTTGGCGATGTTCCACTGATCCATGGTGATGGTCGCGTCTTCGCCGTCCCACTCGCGACGGGCCCGCTCGGCCTTGCGGCGGGCGCGGTCGTTGGCGACGAGCTGCTGCTGATCGCACAGCAGGTCCCAGTACCGGGTACCGGAGTCGCCCACGATGAGGTTCGGCAGGCCGTCGATGCGCGGCTGTCGGGTCGCCCACACCGCCGCGCCGAGCAGGTCGCGGTAGGTGCCGTCGTGCTTGACGATCTCGAAGTCGGCGCCGGGGACGTGCTTGTACTCGTCGGGGTCGTCTTCGCCGATGCCGATCCAGAACGTTCGGCCGACGAGGTCCGAGCCGGACGCCTGGGCGGCCGTCCAGCTCTTGCCGGCCTTCTCGGCGCCGGCGACCAGGACGATCGGCCACGGCGGCTTGCCGGTCGGTCGGCGGGTCTCGTACTCGCGGGTGATCATCGCGCACATTGGGGTGGTGCTCCTTCCTGATGGGTGCCGCCGGGCCGTCACCCGGTGGTACCCCCACAGGTTACGCGCGAGCGGGCTAGCCCGCAAGCTAGCTGGCTGGCTAGCTGTCGAGCAGGGTGGCGAGACAGGTGGGCCCGCCCGCCAGATGGCGAGCGGGCCCGAGAGCGAGACGGCTGGTCAGCCGCGCCGCAGAGCGGCCGTGCCGGGGTCGCCGAGCTTCCGCGCGGCCTGCGCCTTCAACCACGTCAGGCCGGCCAGGATCGGCACCGCGGCCCACTCGGGCAGCGACCCGACCTCGACCGCGGTGACGGCGATGGCGGCCTGCACGGTGGTCGAGGCGATGCGCTCGCCGGCGTCCTTGGCCCACTGCTTGAACTGGTTCGCGTCCATGATCGATCTTTCTGTGAGGGATGGGATGGGGTGCGGGGGAGTGCCGCGGCCGCCCGGTCAGGCGGTGACGCGGAACCCGTGCTTGGAGCCGAGCCGCCGCAGCGAGTCGAGGCCGGGGACGCCGTCGGCGTCGCGGCCGCTGTAGCCGCAGCGGCGCTGCCACGCCGCGTAGGCGGCGACGGTCTTGGTCCCGAACGACGCGTCGGACCACTTCGGGTCGAGCAGCCCCTCGGCGACGAGGGCACGCTCGACGGTGCGGACGTGCTCGGACGCGCCGCGGGTGTGCCCGCCCTGCGACCGGTCGGGGTCGTGCCGCGCCGCGGTGCGCAGCACGGACAGGTCGACGACGTCCAGCGAGGGGCCGTTGCCGCCGCCGCTCGGCGGCTTGGGCTTGGCCGGCGGCTTGGTCGTGCCGGTGCCGTAGGCCGGGCGGCCGTACCCGACGATGCCGCGCTGCCCCTTGCCGACCAGCTTCTTCCGGCGGTGACGGAACACACCGATCCCGGTGCGGCTGCCCGTCGTGTTCGTGTTGCCCTCGATGGTGATCACGTCGCCGCCGTCGACCTTCTCGACGATGCCGATGTGACCGATCCGCCCGAGTTCGGGGTAGTAGATGAACGCGAAGTCACCCGGCCGCGGGGTGGTGACCCACCGGCCGGCGGCCTTGAACGCGGCCGCCCCGGACGGCGTGTAGTGCACGTGGCCGGGCAGCCCAAGCCCGGTCACCTTGGCCATGGCTTCGAGGAAGATCCCGCACCACGCCCACCCGTCCGGGTGGCCGGCGATCTCGTGATACGGCGTGTTGTTGTTGCCGGTCTCGCGGGTGCCGAGCTGCGCACGGCACCAGGCGAGCGCGGCCGCGACGGTGGCGACAGCGGCGCCCATGCTCAGTCCTCCTGCTCGTCGTCGTCGCCGGGCAGCCGCGAGCCGGCCTCCTGCGGGAGGTTCTGCAGGCCGTCCCAGGGGCCTGGGTTGTTGTCGGTGTCGACCGGAACCTCGTCCGGTTCGGTGTGGGTGTCCATGCCGTCGACGCTCGCCGCCGCCGGCGGGTCGTGGGCGGACGCGGCCCGTGTCGCGGGCTATCCGCGGAGCGCCGCGGCGACGGTGGCGACGGCCACTACGACGGACAGCAGCAGCGCGGCCGCGGTGAGCGCGGCGCTCACCCAGCTCGGCCGCCGCGCGGCCTGCTCGTCGCGTTGCCGCTGTAGCTCGGCCCGGAACGCGGCGAGCTGTTCCACGGTGACGTACGTGCCCTCGATGTGCCGCAGCCGACCCTCAGTGTCGACGTTCTCCGAGATGAGGCGGGCGATGCGCTGGTCGTTGGCGGCGATCCACTTCTCGACGGTCACCTGTAGGCCGGCGACGTTCGACGCCAGCGCGCCGACGTCGCGGTGCACGTCGACGATGGTCACGCGCATGGTGGTGCCGTCGTCGTCGGTCATCAGTAGATGTCCGTGGCGATCCAGCCGAACGAAAACGTGCCGCTCCACGACCCGCCGTCCATGGCGTCCGCGGTGACGTTAAAGCCCGTCGACGTCGCGCCGTTGACCTTCAGCTCGACCATGCTCCCGGGGAGCCCCCGCTTCTGGAGGATGACGACAGGGCTCTGCGCGAACGTCTTGCCAAACGCGACGCTCTTTGAAACAGGGCTGCTGGTGGCGCTGGCGGTCCCGATGCTGTCGCTCCCGGCCGCGAAATGGGCGTCGAAAAAGCTTTCGACCCAAGCCCTTGTAGCGGCGTCGCTGCCAACTGTTGGTGCCGCGAGGCTGGTGATCCGCCTGCTGTTCATGTTGACGTTCGCTGTCGGGGGGGCCAGAGCCGATAGCGGGATCGCAGAGTGCGCGGCGGCGTCGTGGGCCGGCATGGTGTGGGTGTGGTCAGCTCGGGCGATCCGGGCCGATGTGCCCTCGACGCCGGCGCCGCCGTATGCCAGGGCGCCGCCGGCGCCGGCGCCGCCGATCGGGTTGACCTCGCTCCACTGCGTGCCGTCGTCGCGGTACAGGCGCCCGGTGCCGGTGACGAAGCAGTACCGGCCGGTCACGCCGGCGGTGGGGCGTGCGTCTACGGTCGCGACTTGCAGGTCGATCGCGAGCATTTCGTCGAGCGTCTGCTGCTGCTGGTCCCACCCGGCGCGGCCGGGCCATGCGTCGGTTCCGGCGGACCAGCGGTTGAGCCCGAGCCGAGGTGTCTGTGTCACCGCCATGCGGCCAACGCTGACCGAGCCGGCCGGCCCATGGGCGGACGTGGCCGGTGTCGCGACCTCAGTCGATGCCGGTCGAGTCGATCGGCGCCCACGTCTGCTGTGCGTCGATGTCCTGCCACAGCGGGAACGCGGTGTCGACGGCGCTCCACGGGATGTCAGCAGACTGCACGACCAGCCCGTACCCGGCCGGTTTCGCGCCGGCGGCGACGACGGCGTCGGCCACCAGCGACATCGGGGAGGGCGCCTCGTCGGACCTGACGAGGATCAGCAGCGCGAACGGGTCAGGGCCGGCGTGTGGCCGCACGTCGACGTACCGGGTGCCGGTGAGTGCCGCTTGGGCGGCCTCGGCGATGGCGGCGCGGGTGCCGGACTGCCACCCGGTGGCGCCGCCAGAGATCGCGTCCCGCTGCTGCTGCACGGTCATGCCGGCGCGCAGCCGCACGCCGACGAGCTGCGCCAGCCACGGCAGCCACGCCGGGTCGGCGGCGGCCGGGTCGGTGAGGTCGCCGGCGTCGACGCGGTCTGCCAGCGTGTCGACGTCGCCGGCGATGTCGCCGAGTAGCGACAGGTACCGCAGCAGCGGGTACGTGCCCTGCGCGGCGTCGGCGTCGCGGTACAACTCGGGCAGGTCGGCGTAGAGCCGGGCCGTGAACTCCGAGACGGCGGGCGGCGTCATGGGCCGGGCACGACGGTCACGGTGACGGTGCCGGCCTGCGCGAGCGGCGCGACACCGGTGAGGGCGACGTCGGCGGCCGGCTGGACGAGGCTGGCGACGCGGCCGACGCCGGCCACCCGGTCAACAAGGCCGATCAGTTCGTTCCGCCAGACGGTGCCCTGCCACGGCCAGACGGCGGGGTCGAGGTACGCGGCGACGGCGGACGAGACGGCGGCGATGACCGAGGCGTCGTCGACGGCGGTCGACGTCACCTGAACTGTGACGGCGACGGTCGTCGTCGTCGGGTCGATGACGTGCACGTCGAGCCCGGCCACGGCGCGCGCTTCGAGCAGCCCCTCGACCTCACCTTTCGTTGGTGCTGGCAGCGGCGCGCCGTCGAGGTCGGCGACGGCCACCGTGACGTGACCGGTGTGGTCGCCCGGCGCGCCGGTGCCAGCGGTCGGGTCGTACAGGTCGATCGTGACCGCGCGGCCGACGCCGGCGGTTTCGAGCGCGGCCGCGGTGAAATGGCCCGGCAGGACCAGCGTCGACACCAGGCGGGACAGCAGCGCCGACCCGCGGTCGAAGTAGGCCGCGTCGGTCTCGGCGTCGCGGCCGCCGGCGAACCCTCCGACACCGACCTCGACCAGCTCGACGTACGGGACGGCGTCGATCAGGTCCAGCCGCAGCCCTTCCGCCAGGCCGTTCGCGTCCTCGCCCTGCTCGATGGCGGTCGCGTACACCTGACCGACGGTGGCGCCGGACAGGATCTCCAACGGCTCGTCGGTGAGCAGGTCGACGACAACACCGGTGGTGGCGACGGTGGCGCGGACCCTGGTCTGTGCGGGGATCAGGTGCCCGAGCGAGTCGGCCAGGGTGAACCGGACGCGGCCGCGGGTGCGGGCGCCGGCGTCACGGGGCAGCCCGTACAGGCCGAGCACGCCACCCATGACGGCGTCGGGTAGCCGGTTGATCGCGTACACCAGCTCGGCGACGACGAGCGCCGTCGACTCGATGAGGACCACCTCGGTGTTGCCCTCGCGTGGCGCCCACTCGGGCAGCTTGATCGCGGCGTCTGCGATGGCCCGGTCGACGAGCACCCGCTCGTCGGCGTCGTACAACGACTGGTCGACGTAGCCAGGCAGGTCGGGCGAGACGGTCACGACGGGTCCTCTTCCTCAAACGTGATGGTGGTGACGGCCGTGGTGTCGTTCTCCCACTCCGTGTCGACGGACTCGACGGTGACGCCGTCCGGGCCCCACTGCGACAGGCCGGCGGACAGCTCGCCGGCGTCGTACCCGTCGAACGCCGGGTCGGACACCCCGAACGCCGGCACCATGCGCCGCTCCCCGAGGCGGGTGAGGGCAAGCACGGCGACCGCTTCGGCGGCCGCCGCCGTCGTGCCCTCGTCGACGGTCACGACCGCGCCGGTGTCGGCGATCCGGAACGGGTGCGACAAGATCCCCATGCGGCCCAGCGTCGCCCGACCTGGCCGGGCGGTGTGGGATGCGGGCCGCTACTGGAGCACGCCGAGGACGGCGACGTCGTCGCGGCGCCCTTCCAGCGGCGCCACCAGCACCCGCGCACCGGCCACGTACGGGCCGCCGGCGGCGACCGCGTTGCACGGCCCGTACTCGTAGTCCTTGGCGGACAGGCGGGGCACGGTGACGTAGACGGCGGGCCCGTCGAGACGGGTGACGGTGCCGATCCAGACGCCGGGCAGGGCGGGGCGGGCGGCCATGGGGCGGTCCCTTCTACGGGTACTTGATGCCGGGGACGAGCCCGCCGGCGATCCACCGGACGGTTTCGCGGCCGGTCGCGGACATCTCGGTCACGCCGTACGAGCGGTTGACGGCCTCGATGGTGCGGCCGTTGCCGAGGCTGATGGCGACGTGCCCGTTCGCGAAGAGCAGCGCGCCGCGCGTGTTGATGGCCCGGTCGACGCTGATGAGCGTGCCTTTCCGGTCGCAGTAGGCGCGCTGGTTCCCTGAGCCGTCGACGAACTTGACGCCGGCGCGGGCGGCCGCCCACTCGACCAGCTCGGAGCAGTCGAACGCGTTGGGGTCCGGGTCGCTGGCGGACGCCTCGGCGCCGTAGACGTACCGGTCGCCGGCCTGCGCGAGCGCGGCCGCGACGAACGCCTCGGCGGTGCCGTTGGCGCCCTGCTCGCCCGACCTGCCGCCGCCGGCAGGGGAGGGGTCGTCGGGGTCGTCGGGGTCGTCGGGGTCGTCGGGCGGTTTGGGGTCCGGGTTGATCGGCGTGCGGATGCCGACAGAGACAGGTGCGTCGTTGGCGAACGGGATATCGACGCTGCTCACGAGATAGTCGTCGTTGAAGTAGGGGACGCCGCGGAGCCGGACAGCGTCGCCCGGCCGGATGCGCTCGGCGTCGTCGCCGATGATCTCGATGGTCCCCTCGATGCCGGTGTCGGAGTCCTCCGACCTGCGCATCTTCGGCAGCGACACCAGCCCTTCGGAGGCGTCATCGTCGAACGACCAGGTGAAGTGGTACATCGTGGCGCGGGTCATCAGCCACGTCGGGCGGCCGAAGTAGAGCGTCCCGCCGGCCTCGAACGTCACGTAACCCAACTCGTCGGCCAGGCGGCGTATGACGTCCCACGAGTTCTCGGGGGTGTCGCTGCCGGTGCTGGCCTGGCGGGCGATCTGGCGGCGCTTCGCGGACGGCTCGCCGACGAACCGCAGCCCGAACCGTTGCGCCTCCATGGCCGCGAACTCGGTCGGGCTCAGGCCTTTCCACACCTTCTCCCCGGTGGCCTTCCGCATCGCGCGGACGTGCACCGACCGGGCGGTGACCTCAACGGCTGGCACGCCGTCGGCCTCGGTGAGCGCGACGGCGGCGATGCCGAGCAGCAGGTCGGCGTAGTCGCACTGCCCGCCGATGTCGAAGATCCGGCCGGCCAGCAACCCAAGGTCGGGGTCCTCGGCGGTGAGCGTGAGCTGCGTGACCTCGGTCATGGACAGGCTGACGCGGCCGCTGGTGATGGCCTCGGCGATGTTCGACGTGTTGCCTCGGCGGCCCCGCACGACGAGGCGGCCGATGTGCTCGGTGTACAGGTCAGCGGCAGCCATCACGTCACCGCGGCGGGATCGTCAGCTTGTGCCCGATCTGGAGCTTCCTCGGGTCCTTGACGCCGTTGAGCTTGGCTATCTCTTTCCACCGGTACGGGTCACCGAGGAACTTGCGGGAGATCTCCCACAGGGTGTCGCCCTTCTTCACGACGTACGTCCGGGTGGCCGGCCGGGGCGGCTTCGGGGGCGGCGGCTTCGGCGCCGTGCGGGCGATCTTCGGCCGCACGCTGTAGTCCTCACCCAGGGACACGTTCGCGGTCGCGCGGGTGATCCGGTTCGTCCCGGCCTGCATCGCCTCGGTCGTGATGGTGAGATCGTCGATCTTCCACCAGTCGCCCGAGATCTGCCCGAGCCGGTACAGCAGCACCCGCTCACCGTGCCGGGCGATCTGCCGTAGCTGGTTGATCTCGGCTTCGATGGGTTCCTGCGCGTCGGTCTCACCGATGATCGCGGAGAACCGGAGCGTGCGGGAGTGCCCGCCGACGCGGCGCCGCAGCGGCCGCCGGCCGGGCCGCTTGACGAGCGTGAACTCGGGAGCGTCGCCGCCGGCGTCGAGGATGCGCGGCGCGAACGGGAAGATGAACCGGCGCCCGGACTCGTCCTGGATGTACGCCTTGGGGTGCTTCCGCGGCGGGGCGGCGGCGCGGCTGTCGGTGCGGCGGCGGATCGCAACAGTGGCCATCAGCGGGTCCGTTCTTCCTGCTCGCGGAGGATGCGCCGCAGCGCGCGTTCGACGGCGTCCTCGATCTCGGCGTCGTCGCGGGGGTTGACGACGGTCACCTGTACGGCGCCCTCGGCGACGACGACGCCGGCGCCGCCGGAGCCGACCGAGCCGTGCCGCGGGGTGGCGGTGTCACCCATGACCGCGTGGACGTGGCGGCCGCCGCCGTCGCCGTGGATGGCGGCGTACCCGCCGCCGGCCCGGACGGCGCGCGCGTACTGCGGGAGGTTCCGCCCGACGACGTCGACAGCGCGGCCGGCCTGGTGGTCACCGGAGCCGCCGCCGTGGCCACCCCCGCCGACGAGCGCGTTCGAGATCCCGTACCCGCCGCCGAGCGACATGGCGATGCCGTAGTGCGCGGAGAGGGTGCGTTTCAGGTTGCCGGGCCCGCGGCCGCGGCTGGTGGCGGTGTCGCCCATGCCGGGCGCCAGTACCGTCCCGGACCCAACTCCGTTGCCGGCGAACGAGCTGATCGGCATGCCGGTGTTGTTAGCGGCCTGGATCTGCACCCATATCGGTTTGTTCGCGACGCTGGTCCGCAGCTCGTTGATCGCAGCCTCGGCCTTCGACGGGTCGGCCATGATCTCTAGCTCGCGCTCGATGCCGCCCAGGGCCTCGTTCGCGTCTTCCTTGAAACCGGAGATGGCGTCGGCCGCGCCGTCGAGCTTGTCACCCAGGCCGGGCACCCACCCGAACGCCCGCGCGGCGCCGTTGACCAGCGTCTCGACCACGGTCAGGTAGAAGTTCACCAGGTGCCGGAACGCGGTGACGGCGACCTCGGCAAGCCAGATGGCGCCCTGCTTGACGGCGTCCCACGCCCCGGTCACGATGTCGCGGAACGTCTCCGATTCCTGCCATGCGTACGTGATCGCGGCCACAAGCAAACTGAGAATGGTTATCACTGTACCGAGGGGGTTGGCGCGCATCGCCGCGTTGAGCCCTTTCTGCGCGAGCGTGGTGCCGGCGATGGCGGCCGAGATGGCGCGGTACGTTCCGGCCAGCCATCCGATCGTCCGGTACGCGACGAACCCGGCCAGCACAGCAGCGAGGACCGGTTGCAGCTCCTCGGCGTTGTCGGCCACGAACCCCAGCCCCTCACGGGCCAGACCGAGCGGACTGAGGAACGCCGGCAGCGCGCCGGACAGGTCGTCGATGGTGGGCAGCAGCACGTCACGGAGGACGGTGCCGGCGTCGTCGGCGAAGTCAGCGAAGGACGTGAGGCCGTCCTCGATAGGGCCGATCAGGTCGCCCGTCCCGCCGAGCATGGCGTCGATCGTTTCGGCGGCGCCGCGCGCGTCACCGGACGACAGCGCCGCCCACAGCTCCGGCACCAGCGCGGCGGCCCGCTCGACATGGTCGGCGAACTCGGGCACCTTGGCGACCAGGCCGTCGACGGCGGGCCCGAGGCGGGAGTCGAGCGCCTGCGCTGCCTGCTCGGCGGCCGGCAGCAGCGCCGTACCGACCGCGGTGGCGGCCTCGATGAACCGGCCCTTGATGGCGCGCATCTTGTTCGCGAGCCCGTCCGACGTGCGTTCGAGGTCGCCGTTCGCGTCGCCGAGCCCCTGCATGATGAGCTGGTGCCGGACCATGACCTTCTGCGCCTCGGTCAGCTCGCCGGTCATCCCCATCGTCGCCGCCTGCGCCTTCATGGTGGCGTCACTGAGGAAGATGCCGAACTGTCGCAGCGGCTCGGCTTCGCCGGCGAGCCCGGACCGGAGCGCCATGAAGACCTCGGTCGGGTCAGCGTTGTAGAAGCTGGACAGGTCAAGGCCGGCCTGCGTGAGCGACGTCGAGAAATCGCCCAACGCGTCGATCGGCACGCCGGCAGCCTTACCGAAAATACCGAACGTATTTGCGGCCGCTTTCAATTCAGCGGTAGGAATTCCGAAACGCGAATACGTTTCGTCAATGTATCCTTGGACTTCGGCCGCCGCGCTGGCGAACACCGTCGAGAACGCCGACGCCGTCTCCGCGGCGTCGCTGGCCATGCCGAGCAGCTTGGCGCCGCCGATGACTGCTGCCGCGGTCAGCGCGGCGACGCCGGTAGCTGCCCCCTTCAACAGGGTGAGGACGCCGCCGCCGAGTCGGCGGGCCAGCCCGCCGACACCGGCCGTCATCTCCGAGAGCGACTTACTCGACCGCTTGGCCGACCGGTCGAGTTGGTCGGTGTCGTCCTTGGTCTTACGGATGCCTTCGCGGACCTTCGCGAGGGCGCGGGACAGGTCATCTTCGAGTGACGCCTTGACGACGATCTCGTCATCGTCCACCCGTCCCGCCTCCCATCAGCTCTTTCGGTTCGCCTTGGAGATCTCGTCGTTCACGTGTCGGGCCGCGGCGATGCGGACCGCGGCCGTGACCCTGTCCCGCTCGCCGAGCACGACGGCCGGGTCGATCTTGAACAGGTACGCGATGTTCGCCGCGGCGTGGACTCGCGCGTCATCCCTGATCAGGGCGAAGACGCGGCTTACGTAGGGTCCACAACGTCGGCGTCGTCACCCCATCCGGACTCGGCGAGAACGGTCTTGGCGGCCGAGTCGAGGTCGCCGTCGCGGCCGAAGAACGCCTTAGCGGCGTCGGCCGCGCTGCGCACCTTCAGCACGTCGAGCAGGTCGGGGTGTCGGAACGTGAGCGGTTCCTCGTCCTCGCCGAGCAGCCGCTTCCCGTTCTTGTGGATGGCGACGCACGTGTACGCGAGGATCAGCCCGGCGAACTTGACGTCGTCGATCTGCTCCCGCTTGACGCGGGCGATCTTCCGCCACTTCGAGATCTCGCCGCTTTCGACGTTGGTCCGGCACCACGCGGTGTAGCCGGGGCGCCCTTTGACCTTGATCGGGACCGGCTCGCCGAGCTTCTGCTTGACGTCGGTCGCGATCATTTCCAGGTCGGACGGGCCATCGTCGTCGAGCGCGGTGGTTTCGTCCTCGACGGGCCCGCGGCGGCGGGGCTCGTGCGGTGCGTCGGCGGGCAGGGCGTCGAGGTCGGCGCGGGCGCCACTCTCGAACTGGAAGTCGGTCGGGCTGGTCATGGGCGGGTCCTTCCTCTGGTGGGTGGCGTGGTGGTTACCGGCCGGCGGCGGTTGCCCGCTCTCTGCTGGTGGCGCGGCTACTCGGCCGCCGGCCGGTGGTCTTCGGGGGTCAGGCGGCGCCGTCGGTCGCCCACTCCATCTCGAAGGTCGCAGCGTCGCCGCTGGACGAGTCGAGTTCCGGGTCGTTGACCCGGACGAGCAGCGAATTCGGGTACGTCGTCGGCCGCCCAATGGGGGTGAGGTCGGCGTCGGTGGGCTGCTTGGTGACGGTGCGGCGCAGCCGGCCGACCTGCTTCCGCAGGGACGCGATGACGGGCTGGTCGCGCTGCGGGTCGTACGGCCGACCGATGACGAGATTCGACGTCTCGGCCGGCGCCGACAGCGTCGACGGCTGAAGCTTCCCGCCGTCCCACACCTTCGACACAGCGGCGGTGACCTCACCGCCGGTCTGCGTGGCGAAGTACTCCGGGATGCCCTGCACGTTCACGAGAAACTGCCGCTGACTGGCGCGCGCCATGATCGGTTTCTCCCTTCTCAGACGGACGCCGTCAGGGCGGCCTTGACGATGGTGAGCCGGATGAGGGTGCCGACCGGCGACACCCGGACGGCGAGCACGGCGTTGATCGTGTTCGACGCGAGCACGGCGTCGGTGTTCACGGTCTCGCCGACGTCGACGGAATAGCCGGGGTCGATCTGCTCGCCGTCCTCGGTCAGCCGCTCGAACAGGCCGCCGTCGGCGCGGATCGGGTCGACGAGCCCGACGAGGGTGGACTCGACTCGCGACAGCAGCCGGCCGCCGCCGTCGATGGTCTCGAACACGAACGGTTCGAGCAGCGCCTCGGCCTGCACCGCGAGGTAGTTGAGCATGTCCCGCCCGACGAGCAGGGCGTAGTTGTCGGCATCGGGGGACAGCGACCGCCACCCGTAGAGGCGGGTCGTGTTCACGATGCGGCGGATGGCGCTGACGCGGCCCTCGTCGAGGGCGTCGCCGGCGGCCCGGTTCAGCTCGACCGACGGGCCGAGGATGTACCGGGACTGCGCGATCTGCCCGGCCGGCGCGCGCCACGGGCCGACGTCGCGGTGCGCGCGGGCCCGGCACGCCGCGACGTACCCCTCGGGCGGGATCGGGCGGGCGCCTGCGCCGTCCGGCATCAGCACCCACGGGTAGAACAGGCCGGCGTGCTCCGAGCCCGGCAGCGCGCCCAGAGTGGCCGCGGCTGCGGTCGCCTCGGACTCGACCGCGTCGACGTCCATCGCCAGCGCGACGAGCCGGTTGTGCGTGCGGGCGTGCTCGATCAGGCCGGGCCCGACGAGGTCGGCGGTGTAGCCAGGCGCGGCGACGATGCCGGCGCCCAGCTCGGGGGCGAACCGGGCGGCCGCGGCGACGACCTCGGGCGCGTCGACGTTGGCGCGGTCGTCGGTGCCGGCCGACAGCGCCGTCGCGGCGAGAACGGCCGGGAGGTTGTCGGGCGCCGCGGTGACCGAACCGAGGTCGGCGACGGTGATCCACGTCGACGCCGCGGTGCGGGTGACGGCGGCGGCCGGCGTGGCGATGTTGTCGTACCGCTCGACGACGCGGCCGCCGTAGGAGATGACAAGCCGGAACGTGCCGGCGGCGGTGCCGGCCTCGACGGCGACGGTCATCCCGGTCGACCAGGCGCCGGGCGACGCCGCGGTCACGGACAGCGTCGCGACCGCCGGGGTCGCGCGGTCCATGAGCTGCAACGTGCCGGCGGACGCGGCCGGCCCGACGACGCGGGCGACGAACGCCTCGGCGCCGCCTTCCTCGAAGAACACCCGCAGGTCGTCGTGCAGCGCGCCGTACGCGACACGCTGCCCGAGCAGCGCCTCGTACTCGCCGAGGGACCGCACCCGGACGGGGACGGTGGCGTCGCCGCGCTCGGTGAGGCCGAGCACGAAGTACCGCGCGGCCTGGTCGCTGGCCGGCGCGACCGGCCCTTGCCGGGTCGCTGTGGTGATGGTTACGCCGGGCATGTCACTCCTCGCTGTCGCCGGCGCCGCCGTCGGCCGCCGTGTCGTCGGTGTTGGTCTTCGCGCGGGAACGTCGGCGCTCGCGCGCCTGCGCGGCCAGGTGCCGCGCCTCGTGCGTCTCACGCATGGCAGCAGCGGCCGCCCTGGTGACGCCGGTCGCCGGTACCGGGTCGAGGGTCTGGACGACGAGCAGCCGGCACGCGGCGACAGCAGCGGCGACGACCGGCGACTCGACGTCGCCGGTGCCCCAGGAGCGGGCGCCGATCATGCGGCCGTCCGCGGTGCGCCGGCGCGGCGTGTCGCCGGGGTTGTACAACGTCTCCCACTGAGCCATACCGGCAGCGTCGTTTCAGAGCGCGGGATGTGGTGGGAGGGCGCCCGTGTCGAGCGCTATCGACTCGACCGTGCCGACGCCGCCGTGGTCGATGGTCTCCTCGACCGTGACGTCGACGGTGACGTACGCACCGGCGATGGTGGCCGCCGAGTCGTCGACGGCAACCTCGCTGTACGACTCGGTGATCGACGTCGGGGCGACCGCGGCCAGCGGGCCGAGGACGCGGCGCGTCAGCAGCAGCTCACGCACCGCGAGCGTGTACCGCTTCCGCGCGGTGTCGGTCTCGGCGGCGTGGGTGCCGCGGGCCCACACGAACAGCCGCAGCGCGTACGTGCACGCGTAGCTCTCGGTGGTGCCGGTCACCCGGGCGGGCGTGATGGCGCGGGTGTCCTGCCCGACGACCAGCACGCACGGCCAAAACTCGATCGGTAGCTGTACCTGGTCGTGGGCGAGCACGTGCGCCAGGTCTGGCAGCTTGTCGGGCCCGACCCTGTAGCGGGCGCGCAGCTCGGTCAGCTTCCCCGGCATGCGGTCGCGGACCGCTGCGGCGACCAGCTCGGAGGCGCCCTCGATGCCGGTCGGGTCCTGGACGTAGGGCCCGCCACCACCGGACGCGACGACCTCCACGACGGACACGCCGCCGCCAGCGCGGCCCGACGAGCCGTCGCCGTCCGCGATGACGTCGACCAGGGCGACGCCGCCGCCGGCTCGCGAGCTGACCCCGCCGCCGTCGGCGACCGCCTCGGCCACGGAGACGGCGCCGCCGGGCCGGGCCGACAGCCCGCCACCGGTGGGCGCGGCCTCCACGACGGCGACCCCGCCGCCCTCGTGATGCTCGGCGAGTTCGTACAGCTCGACCGAGGACAGCCGCACAGCAGACGCCGCGGCCTCGTTCGTCGCGTCGTTGTGCGCGAGCGTGATGGCAGCCCGCAGCCCCTTCCGCATGTGGTCCTCGACCTGGTACGGCCACGTCGACGGCTCGGGATTGCCGTCGTACCAGAGGCGCCCACGGATCGTGTCGCCGGCCGCTTCCAGCCGGACCCACGTGACCGGGCCACCGACGGTGGACACCTCACCGGCCAGGTTCTCAACGAGCATCGTGTAGCCGTCGAACTCACGCGTCCCGGTCATCGACGCCGCGGTAGCGATGGGGGAGCGGCGCAGCAGCCGGATCACGGTGCCAGCCGTCGAGTGCTGCCGGGCGGGCAGCTCGAACAGCATCGAGACGCCGGCGCCGAACTTGTCGTCGGGGGTCTTGGCGCCGGCGACGCTGGTCGTGGCCGCGCCGCGGATCGTGGGCACCCAGAACGAGTTCGTGTGCCCGGCGACGGGGATCTCGTAGCGGAGCAGCATGCCGTGATCAGCGGGTAGATCCGCGGCCGCCGTCAGCCAGGCGAGCGACCCGAGCTGCGTCCCGTCCGTCGACAGGGTGACGCTGCCCGTGGCCGGGGTGACCGTGCCGCCCGCGGCCGTGGCCGGGGTGAGCCACGCCGGCACCGCGCCGTCGGCGAAGTTCGTCGCGTGGATGGTCCGCCGGGTCACGGCCGGCGGCGGTGTGGTGGCGTCGCCGCTGCGGCCGACCATGTCGACGACGGCGGCGATGCGCTGCACGCGGCCCTCGGTCCCGGAGGGTGTGGCTGTGGCGTGGATGGCGAACCGGTCAGCCGGCACCGCCGAAACGGCCGTCGCGATGACGTACCAGGTGCGGCCGTCCATGCTGGCCGAGTAGGTGAACGTGGTGGTGGGCTGGTCGTAGGCGAGCCGAAGCCACGTCGGGCCGCCGTAGAGGACGCTGCCGAGGGTGTCGGTCGTGGTGATGGAGGCGCGGGTGCCGCTGGTGTTCGTCGTGCCCCACCGGTGGAACCCGAACCACATCCGGTCGGCGCGGAACGTGCCGGCCTGCGCGTCGGTGAACGACGCGAACCGGGCACCCTGGATCGTCGCCGAGTTCAGCGCGAGCAGGTCGAGACCCTGATTGGGGAGAGTGATCGACTCTTCCGCCAGCGCGACGGCGATGTCCCACGACCCGCCGACCGGGGTCCAGATGTGCGGGCCCTGCGGTGTGGTCCCCGTCGTGAACAGGCTGTTCATGGTCTGGCCGGGGGCGATGGCCAGCTCGGCGTACCCGCCGCCGACGACGACCGACGAGCCCGCCGGAGTGACGGCCGTCCACCCGGCGGGCAGGGTAGCGCCGTCGAACCGGGTGACGGTCACGGTCAGCCCACCGGGGCGCGGTGGAGGATGCCCGTGTCGGCGGCGCGCAGCAGGTACGTGCCCTGCCCGGTGTACGTCTCGGGGGCCGGGGCGCCCTGGTCGTCGACGACGGCGGCGCCGCCGTAGTTCGTGCCGCCGGTGGCAGCGCTGTAGCCGCGCCACCCGGCCACGGTCGAGCCCGGCGGGATGTCGAACGGCAGGTCGGTCGTCGGCCGGGCGAGCGCGGCGTCAGTCCAGGTGACGGGCTGCCGCGCGTAGGCCGGGTCGCCGCCGGTCAGTTCGACGCCGGCGCCGTTGACGAGCCCGATGTGCGTGATGGCGTCCGGGCCGGTCGAGCCGAGCCGAGCGAAGTAGGCCGCATCCATGAGCGTTTCTCCTGGTCAGGTGGGTTAGGCGTTGCCGGTGATCACGAAGCGTTGGATGCGGCGCATCCACTCGCGGCGCATGTTCTCCGTCAGCTCGACCGGGCGCCGCTGCGGCAGCCCGGCGCCGCCGCGCTGGTGGTGGCGGCCGTAGTCGACGTCGGAGCCGATCGCCATCGACTTGTTCTCGATGACCTCGACCCCGAACGGCCGCGTGGTCAGGCTCTTTCGCAGCGCGCCTGTGCGTTCGAGGACTCGCGTGCCGGGGTAGTGGCGTGCCTTCCAGCGGGCGTACCGCGGCGACAGCGGCGACCAGCCGCCCGACGCGAACGCACCTTCGCTGTTGAACTGCCGGGTCTCGGCACGCTGGAACGACTCGGCGAGCCAGTACCAGACCGGCGTCAGGTCGTCGACGTTGTCGCCGACGCGGGCGAGCGTGCGGTCGAGCTGCACGTCGCCGTAGAACGCGAACGAGATCCGCACGACGTCACCACCTGATGCCGTCGTAGAACGTCACCGGCGGGAACGACCAGGCCGGCCGGTCCGACGTCGGGTCGGCCGACTCGTCGGGGTCCTGCGTCCACTCCTCGACCAGCTTCGCCAGGGCGTCGAGGCCGGTGGTGTAGCGGTCCCACAGGATGCCCGAGTAGCTGTCGGTCGCCTTGCCTGCACGCTCGGGGAACCGGGCCGCCTGCGCGTAGCTGCCGGCCGCGTTGTGCACGAGGTCGCAGGCAGTGAGCTTCACGTACTCCCGCCGCGAGTCATCGCGCAGCGCTTCCCACCCGTCGAGGCGTAGCGCCACCTTCGCGCAGAACTGGTCAACCCACTCCTGCACGGTGGCCCTGGTGACGATCTTCTGCCCGGGCTGCGGGTTCACCGGCGCCGATTCGAGCAGCGGCGCGTCAGGTAGGAGAGCGGCGACACCGTCGACGGTCGCGCCCCAAGGCTGGCCCTCAGCCATTCGCCGCTCTCCTTTCCTGGTCTAGTGCTACGCGCTGGCGTCGGGCGCCGGTGCGAGGACGCCGAGCTTGACGCCGCGGTCGGCGTACTTGTCGTCGATGAGGACGACGTCGCCGCGCTGGGCGGTGCTGTGCTGGCCGTTGACCATCACGTTGAACCGCGACGCGACGACGAGCATGCGGCGGGAGCCGCCCCACTCCCGGACCACGCCGTTGGGCGTGATGACCGGTTGCGGGGCGGCGTCCCCACCACCCACCGTGGAACTCGTGACCGGTGCCCCGCCGGCCACGAGCAGAGCCAGGGCGGCCGCGCGGGCCGCCTCGGCTGCGGCCCCGTCGTCGGCGTTGCCCGCGCCGTCGACGGTGGCCTCTGCGCCGGGCGCCTCGGGGGAGGCGGCCGGCGCGCTGTCCCCGGCGCCAGCAGGGGGGCTGCTGGCGCCGGGAGTCGGTGCGGCGACCTCGGGCACCGGGGCGACCGCGGGGGCCGTCTCCGGGGCTGTGGGCGCCGCGGAGCTGACGTCCGGTGCGGGGTCCGCGCCGGCGGCCAGCTTGGCGAGCGCGGCGGCCTTGGCGGCCTCGCGCTTCTCCGCAGTGGTGGGGCCCGCCATCACTGCGTACCGGAGATCCGGTAGATGGCGAGCGGGTCCGTGATGATCGGCACGGACACCCGGCCGGCCTGGACGAGCCACGCCTCGCGCCACGGCAGGTCGATGACCCGCGTGTACAGGGGCAGCTCGTCGCGCTGCGAGCCGATGATCTTCGCCTGGCAGACGTCGACGACGCCGGCGGTCTGCCGGTTGGTGACGACCCAGTTTTCGATGCCCGCGAGACCGGCCAGCTTCCCCGACAGGACCGGGTTGATGGTGGTGTTTTCCCGAGGCAGCGCGTCGCGGATGTCCTTCCGCTTCAACAGGTTGAGCGCGTCGGACGGGTGGATGACCGTCGTGTCGGGCTCGTAGCCGAGGTCACTCTGGCTGATCGCGGACTTCGCGGTGTAGAAGTCCGACAGCGGGTCGCCGGTCGCGGCGACGGTCCACTCGTCGGCCGCGTTGCCGCCCTGCTTCAGCGGCTCGGCGGTGATCTTCGCCATGGCGACACTGTCGACCTTCTTGATCATCGTGTTGCGAAGCTTGGTGGTGCCCCGCTGGATGACGTCGCGCTGGTTGCGGCGCACGTTCTCGTACGTGACGAGGAACGCTCCACCACGCTTGACGACGGCGTCGACCTTGGGGGTCGGGTCCGACGCACCCACGAGGGGGAACTCGGCACCGGGCGCGATCTCCTGCACGTCGCGGTCGGTGTAGAGGTCCTGCTCCGTGACCTGGTCGTAGATCACGGCGCCGCCCTGCGCGTCGCCGGGGGCGAAGAGGAAGTCGGCGACGAACCGCTCGCGCGACAGCTCCTCCATGACTCGCTGGACCCTCGTCGGGTTCTTGAGCCACATGTCGACGGTGATCAGCCGGCCGTTGATGGTGGGCGGCCCCGGCGGGTTTGTCAGCACGGTCTATCTCCTTTGCTGGTCAGACGGGTTGTCGGGGCCCGGTCAGGCGACGAGGGCGGGGTTGAACGCGACGAACGCGTCGGCGCCGCTGGCGACGTCGAACACGACGGTCCCGATGGGGATGCCGGTCGAGACCGCGACGACGACGCCGGCCGCGCCGGCCTGGACGACGGCGCCGGCGGTGAGGTTCGTGCCGGCGGTGACGGGCAGGACGCCCTCACGGAGGACGTTGACGAGCTGGCCCGTCGCGACGTCCCACCCGGCGACACCGAACGCGGCTTCGCCTGCACCGGAGTGCGCGACGAGGACGTTGCCCGAGCCGTTGCCGGACACCTTGACGAGCCGCTTGCCGGTCACGTTCGACGCGGCCTTGCAGGTGAGGTCGGAGCCGGGGGCGTAGAGGGGGATCGCGTCGTTCGCCATGTCACTTGCTCCCGTCGGTGATGCCGAACGTGTCCGACTCGAACGCCGCCCACGCGGCCTCTTCCGAGGCGCTGAGCTGCGTCGTCGCGGGCGTGGTCGCGTGGCCGGCGGCCTCGGTGTTGAACCGCGGCTGGATCTTGTCGAGCAGCGTGACCGTGCCCGGCTCGTCGCCGGTGAGCGCGGTCTGCCACGCCTCCAGCTCCGGGGGCGTGATCTTCCCGGCGCGCACCGCGTCGTCGAGGATGCGGGCGTGCCGCTGCTCGGCCAACTCGCCGTGCGCGGCCGCACCCAGGGACGCGTTCTGCGTGAGCGCGGTGAGCTGCGCCGCGGTCAAGGTGACGGTGCCGTCGTCGTTCGGCTTCGGCTCGTCGACCTTGTCGGCCGCGTCCTTCTTCGCCTTCTCGGCCTCGGCCGCCTCGGCAGCCTCGGCGGCCTTGGCCTTGTCCGCGTCCTCGGTGCCGTCGTCGCCCAGCAGCTCGCGCAGCTTCGCCTCGACGTCGTCGTCGCTGGCCTCGGCCAGCGCGGCGGTCACCTGGTCGCGCTTGATCTTGGCCATGCGCTTCCTTCCGTTCGTGGCGCCGGCGGTTGCCGGGCCCTGGTCTGTGCCGTCGTCGTCAGCTTTGGCGGGGTCGACGACCGCGTGTGGGATGGATGCCGTGTCGTGCACGCCGGCGAGACGGTCGAGCCGCGCGAGGGCGGCGTCGACCTTGTCGTCGGGGATGCCGCTGGCCTCGGCGAGCTGGACGACCTCGACACGGGCAGCGGCCAGCCAGGCGACGGCGGCCGCGTCGTCGACGCCGTCGACGAACTCGACCAGGTCGACCCGCTCGGCCTCGGCCGGCGGCGCGCCGTACAGCGCGAGGACGTCAGCCAGTCCCTTCACGGCGGGCCGGGAGACGCCGAGCAGCGCGAGCCCGGTGAGCGCGGCCCGGTACGTCTTGCCGGCGGCGGTGCGCAGCCCGTGCGCGATCTCGACCGAGCGGCGCCGGTAGGCCGTCGGCATGATCTCGGCGAGCTTCGCCGGGATGCCGACGATGTCGCCTACCACCGTGTCGGGGTCGCCGTCCTTCGCGCGGACGTTCGCGACCCACCCGAGCGCCGGCTCGCCGTCGAACCTGGGGTCGATGTGCCCCAGCTTGATCACGGGCCGGTCGACGCCGGCGTCGCCGTACGCCTCGACGATCGATGCCAGGTCTTCGGTGGTGACCTCGACGGGCCCGGTCGAGGCGTTCCATTTCCCGGCCTTGACCAGCTCTACGCCGCGGATGGTGGCGGTGGCCATGGTCAGCCCACCCGTTCGGGCCAGTGCCACGTACCGCCCGGGTGCTGGTCGGTGTCCTCTTCCTGCCGGCACCCGCCGGAGGCGAGGGGCTGGAAGAACATGCCGGTGGGGTTGATCACGGCGAGCCCGACGACGGTGTCGTCGTCACCGGTCTCGGTGATGACGGCCGCACGGCACTGGCTTCGGTACTCGCCTCCTGGGGTGCCGTAGCTGACGTAGTGCACGGCCCGGCCGACGCTCGGTCGCGGCGCGCTCGGGCGCTGCGCGGTGGTCTGCTCCATGGCCGCGACGCTGCCGCCGGCGGGTGCGTCACGGTGGGACCGAACGCGTGTCGCTAGCCAGCCAGCTAGCTAGCGTGCAACACTGAAACGGCGGGCTATCCCGCACATGCCCAGGCCAGAGAGGAACCGATCACACGTGACCGCGCTGGCGGTGGCCAATCAGAAGGGCGGCGTTGGGAAGACCACGACGACCCTCAACCTCGCGTACACATGGTCGTCTCGCGGTGAGACGGTCCTCGTCATCGACTGTGACAAGCAGGCCGCCGCGACCAAGACAGTCATCGCCGACGCCAACGTTCGCGCTGACCTGCCCACTCTTGCCGATGCGCTCGGCCCGACCGGGCGGACGAACGTCGGCCTGGTCGACGTGATCGTGCGGGCTGACGCACAGTGGGGCGGCGTCGACATCGTGCCGGCGTCCCTCGACCTGGAAGACGTGTGGAAGAGCGCGCGTCCTGACCTGGTGTTCTGGCTGCGGCGTGCGGTCGCAGAGACCGGCGTGGGGGAGAAGTACGACCGGGTCCTGTTCGACTGCCCACCGGACCTCGGGCCGGGCATGGTGTCCGCGGCGCTGGCTGCCGACACGGTGATCATCCCGACGCACCCTGAGCGGATGTCTCTCGATGGGGTCGCGGACACGGTCGAGATGGTCGACGTGCTGCGGCGCGACTTTGAGCCCGAGTTGCGGGTGTCCGCGATCGTGCCGTTAGCGGTTGACCGGCGGGTGAACGAGCACGTCGAACGGCTCGACGAGGTCCGGCGGCTGTACGGGGAGTTGGTGACGCGGGCGGTCATCCCGCACCGGGTGAAGAGTGACGAGGCGTCCGGCGCGGGGGCGCCGGCGGCGTGGCTGGCCGGCGACGCCGGCCGCGCGCTGTCGACGGCGTACGGGGATCTCGCGAAAGAGCTGGACGAACGAGCAGGGGGTCAGTGATGGCAGCGACAGAGCGACGGGCGGCGGCGGCGCCGCGCAGTGTTGAGGCGCAGGTGACGCGGATGACGAACGCGCCGGCGACGTCGGGTGACGACGAGGGCCCGCGGTACGTGGCGCTGTCGGTACGGGTGTCGACGGACCTACGGAAGCGGGTGCGCCGCGCGGCGATCGATCACGACGTCGAGATTCAGGACATCGTTACCCAGGCCATCGAGGACAAGCTCGCCGACCTCGAAGCGCACGGCTGGTCCGGGAAGCGCGGCCGCCGGTGACCGTGGCCGTTGAGGCGCCGCCGGCGGCGGCGTTCCGGTGGGCCGGCGACGTGCTGGACGAGTGCGGCTCGTGTGGCTGGTGGGTGCGGGTCGACGAGCTGCACGCGGGGTCGTGTACGTGGTGCCGCGGCGCCGTGCTGACCGGATAGACGCCGGGCCCCGTCCGGCCCACCCTCGGACGGGCCCGGACATGCGTGAGCCCGGCCTACCGGTCATTCCGACCGGCCGCCGGGCTCACGTCTTCCTCGGGCTACTGCCCTCGGCGTCTCGTCCGGCCGGGCCCCGCGAACGGGGTCACCGGCCTCGCTTCCTCACCCACCTCGATGGGCTGGCGTGATCACTCTACTCGGTGCTGACCGGACCGGGCGCTGACCCGCCGACGACGCCCTCACAGCGGCCCTGACGGCAGCCTCTCACGCTGACCGGATCGGGTAAGCATGCAGGTCACAACCGAATCCGGGTGCTGACTGGCCGGTCAGCACCCGGGCCCGTGGGTCAGCAGACTGCGGCCTACTCGCGGCCGTCCTCGTCGCCGTCCGGGTCGGTCGCCGACACGTTGAGCTGTGCCCGCTCGACACCCTTCCCAGACGCCGGCCCCCGGGGCTTCGAGGCGTCCCACACGGTCTTGGGCTCGATACCCAGCTCCCGGAGCTGCCGGCCGACGCTGTGCGCCGTCAGCGACCCGTACGTCGGCTCCCGCAGCGCCGCCAGGCCGGCCGCGAGGTCGCCCAGGTGGATGGTGTCGGCCGACCCGACCACGGTCCGGCAGTCGGTGAGGAAGTCGACCTGTTGCATGACATCGGCGATGTCCTCACCGGCGGCGTACCCCGACAGCAGCCCGGCCGCCTCCCGCGCCGCCCGCGCCCGCAGACCGATCTTCTCGGCCTGGACGCCGTCGAGCCCGAACACGCTGCGCACGATCTGCGCCTCGGCGCCGTCGGCGCGCAGGTACCCCATGCCCTTGTCCTCGTAGGCAAACACGGTCGCGTTGATGCCGGTCTTGTACGCCCCAGTGCCGAGGACAGCGTCGTTCGCCGGCTGCCCCATGACCTTCAACGAGAACCGCACCGCGGCGTTCGCGGAGATCGCCGTAGGGATGCTGCTCGCGTCCGGCTTCTGCGTCCCAAAGTACGAGTGAATGCCGACCGCCGGGCCACGTTTCACCAGGTCAGTGCATATCTGGATCAGTTCCTCACGGGTCGCCTTGTCCGGGTGCTCAAACCACACCTGGCACTCGTCGACGAGCAGCAGCACCGGGCCCATCCGCAGGTCCCGCATGGACGCGATCTGGTCCGTGATCTTGTTCTCAGGGCACAGTGCCCGGTTGGACTCGGCGAGGTTCCGGATCTCCTTCACCCGGCGCCGCATCTCGCGGTGCAGGCCGCGGAGCTGCACGAGCTGGTCGCGCATGTCGTCAGGCTCGTCGCCGACCCCGTACCCGTGCGCCACCAGCGACAACGGCCCAAAGTCCCCGGTGCCCTTGAGGTCGTAGGCGTAGATCACGCACCGGGGGTCGAGCGCGAACACGAGCCCAAGCTGCCGCATCACGAACGTCTTGCCCATGCGGGGCAGGCCACCGATGACGCCGGACGTGTAGGCCAGCAGCAGTTTCATCCAGTGGCCGCGCTGGTCGGTGAACAGCGGCACCGGGTCGAAGATGTTGACCTGACCCTTGTCCATGAGCGCCCACGGCCGCTGACGTGCGGTCGATACCGGCTCGTCGGCGACGTACAGCTCTAGGTGCCCCTCGTGCCGCTTCCCGCGGGTGGGCCAGACGGTACCGAGTTCGCGGCGCAGCGCCGCCGACAGCTCCTCCCGCTTCGCGATGACCTTGGTGGCGGTGACGCCGGCGGGCAGCTCTAGGCCGACCTGGTACCCGCCGGCGGTACGGGCGACGTCGTACAGCAGCCCGATACCGTCGGCGTCGTTCATGCCGCCGATACCGACCCTGGCCAGGGCCTCAGTGACCATCGGTGCCGACATCGGCGGCGGTGCGCCGTCGACGAGCGGTACCGCGTTGAGCAAGGGCCGATCCTTCGGCCGGCCGATCCACCCGAGCAGCAGCACCAGCACCGCCGCGACAGCGACCGATACCAGCCGCGGGGCGAGCAGCCACAGCGAAACCGCGCCGCCGGCGACGAGGGCAGCGACGATACCGGCCACGATGAGCCGATCGTGCACGCGTGCCCGGTGGACACGTTCGAGAGTGACGAACTCGGCGGACTCACCCCGGCCCGCGTGGGCGTGCTGCAAGGTACTGGTCTCGGCGTCGAGCGTCGTCCGTACCGCCCAGGCCGCCGCCCGCCACAGGCCGCGGGGGAACCACCGCAGCAGCCGCAGCGCGTACCCCGGCGCCCACATGGAGTGACGGGCGACGGTGCGGACCTTGCGGCGGCTGACGGTGCGGACGGTATCGACGAGCGCGCCGTCACGCATCCACGGCGGCCGGATCGGCTCCTCCCGGTCGTGGCTGGCGGTACTGGTACCGGCGGCCGGGGGAGTGGTGCGCGGCGTCTCGGTGTCGGGGCCGGCTTGGCCGGTACTGGTGGTCATGCCGCCGCTTCCTGGTCCGATCGCGAGCTGATGGGGGCCGGCGGTATCGAGAGCTTGTCTTTCAGCCGCTTCGCCCGGGTCTGCGACACGCTCAACTCGGAGGTCAAAGCCCTCAGCGGGGCGTCCTCCAACCCACGGCTGCGAATGAGTCGCAACAGCTCGTCGTCGCTGCGGTTCCGGGGCGGCTTGGTAGCCGATACCGCAGCGGCCGCAATCGCCGGCGCCGTCTCGGCGGTGACCGACGAGGGCGCAGGCGGCGAGGCCAGACCAGCTACGGGGGCGGTATCGGGCGTCACCGTGGTCGAGGTCGGGTTCCATTCGGGGTCGGTCCTTCCGGTGAACAGGTGAACCACGAGACCGACCGTGATGGCCGGCACGGACCCGACGGCGGTGACGACCACCCAGCCGGGATCGAGCATGTCGGTACTGAGCAGGTGGGAAGCCGCGTTCCCGGTGACGGTCGCCGCGACGGCGCCGACCGATACCGCGGCGGCGGTACGAGACCGCGTGCGCCGGTACTCGGTGAGAGCTGCGGCCGCGAGCGCGTCGAGGGACAGCGGCAGCAGAGGCGCCGTCCAGGTGGGCCAGCCGGCGTAGATGGCGAGATCGCGGAGGAACACGAACGACGCCAGTACCGCGGCGGCTGCTGATACTGCGATGAGGGCTCTACGCCACCAGATGATCACTCAGGCATGATACCGAACGTTTGGAACGTTTGGATATCGATGTATGCTGCCGGTACTGCCAAGCCCCCAGAGGCGCCGCATTTGGCTGAACGCACCGTCTCACTGGGGACCGAGGTCCCCCGAGACACCGCTTGTAGGCACAACCGGACGACCGAAGACGGTGGGCTTGGCAGCCCCGCCGCCGCGTCTGCGGGGCTACTGCTTGGGGGTGGGGACGCGGAAGGTGCCGCGGGCCGGCCTGGCGACGACCAGCCCCTCATCACGGAGCACCTGAATCGCGGCCCGAACGGTACTGCGACCGAGGCCGAACTCGTCCATCAACTCGACCTCGGTGGGGAGCTTCCCGCCGGCCGGTATCGCGTCAGTGGCCATGCGGTCGCGCAGGATCGCGGCGAGCTGGCGGTACCGGGGCTCTTCGCTCCACTCGTCAATCGGCACGATCGCATGGTACCGAACGTTCCGGACGTTCGCCCTCACTCGTCGGCCGGGGCCAGGTGCGCCGACAGGGCGTACGTGGGGTGCCGGTCGAGCCGGTTCCGGGCCCGGTCGTACCGGCGCGTCGTCCGCGGGTCCTTGTGACCAAGGCCGTCCTGAACGTCGCGCAACGGCACGCCGGCGTCCAGGGACAGTGTCGCGAACGCGTGCCGCAGGACGTGCGGGGTGACCGACCGCGGGTCGTTGAGACCGGCCGTGACCGCCGCGAGCTGGACGTCGCGGTATGCGCCCGTCGTCGTCAGCCGGCGACCGTTGCTCGTGATGAACAGGGGCCCTTCGGTCCGGTCGTCGAGGTACCGCTCGATCAGGTACCAGGCGGCCGGCGAGACCGCGACCCGCTTCCGGGCGCCGCCTTTCCGGGTCACGTCGATGGTTCGGTGCCCTCGGTCGGTGCCGAGGTCGGCAACGTCGATGTTGACGGTTTCCTCCACGCGCAGCCCGTCGAGCAGCATGAGCGCCACGCCGGCGGCCGCGCGCGGCCCAGCAAGGTGGGAGCGCATGAGCAGGGTCGACGCCTCGTCGCGGGACAGGCCGCGGGTCGACGACGCGTCGGGGTCGACGTACGGGCGGGCGGCGTGCGCGACCGGGTTGCGGGCGTCCTCGACTTCTTCCCGCACGAGGTACGTGTAGAACGAGCCGACCGCGGCGAGGCGCCGAGCAACGGTCGACGGCTTGGGGTTGGGTATGGCGCTGCCGGCGCCGGCGTCGCGCCATCCGTCGACGTGCAGCCGGCGGGCTTCGAGGAAGCCGACGCCGTGCTCGTCGAGGAACGCGAACCATCGGTCGATGTCGACGCCGTAGGCGCGGCGGGTGTGCCGGGACCGGAGCGACAGCAGCCACGCGGCGCGCAGCAGGGACCGACGCCGGTCCTCGGGTGTGGTGATGGCCGGCAGGGGCGCGCCGACCGCGGTGAACACGTCGAGCTGATGCGCCGTCATGCCACCCACTCGGGCCGGTAGTCCGGGTGTGTGGCATAGGCCGTGGCCAGAGCTTCGACGGCGCGCTGAAACGCCGCCCGCTCCTCGGTCCAGAACGGCCGTAGGCGAGCGTCTGTTTCGCCTGCCTCGACCCTGACGGCACGCTCGTACATATCGACGATGCGCCGCTTGGCCGCGATGTCGGCCAGCACGTACGCCGGGTCGAACATGGCGAAGTGGGCTTCACCAGCCTCGAACGTGCCGCGGTCGCTGCCGTTCCACCCGTCATCGTGGCGGTACCAGATCACGCCGAACGCGTCGGCCTGCCGCGGCTTGCGATCTCCGGGGGTGCCGTACATGCTGCTCGACGCAACGATCGGCCGCACGGCGGCGGCCGACGCGGTGGCCTCGGCTTCGTCCCACCGGGCGCGCAGGAACGCGACCAGCTCGGCCGCGAGCGCGTTCACTGCGGCCACTCGGACGTGTCGAGGCGCGGCGGGCCCGGCTCGGGTAGCGGCGACTCCGCGGCCGGCTTCGGCGCGCAGGCCGGGCAGATGTCGTACCCCTCGGCCGAACTGGTCCACCCGCCGGCGCGAGCCTTGGCGCGGGCGGCCGCCTCGGG